AAGATAAATAAAGACGCATCAGGGAACTCCCCAGATACGGGGATGATGAAAATAATATGCAACGCAACAAATACCGGCATACGATTCAAATGTACAACAACGGGTAGCAACATAAGATATGGAGACGTTAATGCAGAGTATATTTTACACGGCAATTCATTAGCTGTTTTGATATACTATTCTGACTATTGGAGAATACATGTTGATAGAGGACAATAAAAAAAATAAATATGAAGAAAATAAATTTTGAAAAACTAAAGATTTGCACTGATATTGCAAAAAGAGATAAGATTGAAAGGAACGTGAAAAATGAAATAGCAAATTTCATATACATGAATGGGAGTGGTATCCATATGCACGCACTTGCTTTGAAAATATATAACTCAGAGGGAGAAACAGAGTATAATGAGGAAGAATGCGAGCTATTAAGGGTTGTGTCACGTTCTCTCGCACCATTCTTTATTGACGCAATCGAAAATGTTTTGGAAGATGAAAATAATTAAGAACAATATTATCCCATTCCATGGATTCAGGGCAATAAATTTGTTCGGCGTCCTCTTTGTCAGGGGAAACGCAAAGATTGACGATGTGACGATCAACCACGAAGCGATCCACTCACGGCAGTTTGTAGAGCTTATGGTTCTTTTTGCGGTGGCTACCGTCTTTATCCGCTGGTGGCTCCCGGCATTTGCTCCTTTCGCATTCTACATATGGTACGTTCTTGAGTGGCTTGTAAGGCTTGCAAAAGGCAACGCTTACCGCAACATCTCATTCGAGCGTGAAGCGTACGCAAACGACGACAATTTGACCTATTTAGAAACGAGGAGGCGGTTTGCTTTCGTAAAATATTTAAAATGAAACTATACATACGGTTTGGAAGTTTGGCGAGGTTTCAGGACTTGTACGATTCGAGCGAGTATCTGCAGTCCGTTTTATCGCAGACAAGATCGAACATCTATTTTATAGATACAGACGACGTAAAAGAGATAGAAAGGCTGTTGAAAAGCAGGAATATTAAATTTGATATAAGCGACAAGTAATGGGATGGGAAGTAATTATTTCGGCACTGGCCGGACTGCTCACGGGTGGAGGGGTATCATGGCTATTCAAGCTAAAGGAGGATAAGGCAAGCTCGCAGGCTGACGTGGTGGACAGCTCTACAGAAGCGATGAACAAGATGATGGAATTGATCGGTTCGCAGCAGGACAGGTTCAACAAGATCATCGAGGGTAAGGACAAGCTGATCGAACAGCAGCAAGGACTTATTGACGGGTATAAATCCGCACTCGAAGAAGCTAATCAGAAACTCAAATCATTGGAATTTAAGGTTGGCGAGAACGACAGGAAGATCAGCGGAATGCAGAAGACAATCGACAACGAAATCAAGGAAAGAAAGATTGCAGAAAGTAATATCTGTTTCGTTACTGAATGTCAATTAAGAAAACCAAGATTAGGCACTTATAAGAAAGAAGCATGAATTTCGAGGAATACATAAAAGAGAACAGGAAAGAATTTACCGAAAAGGTAAACAACATTTCCAATGAATTAGGCATTGAGTCCAACTGGCTCATGTTCGTGATGTGGTTTGAATCAAAGTTGAACCCGCAGGCTGTAAACTCAATTTCGGGTGCAACCGGCCTGATACAATTTATGCCATCCACGGCGAGATCGTTAGGCACGACTACGGACGTCCTAAAGCGAATGAACAACGTTCGGCAGCTTGACTATGTTCTGGCTTATTTAAGACCGTACAAGGGCAAAATGAAACGTTGGATAGATGTTTATCTGGCCGTATTCTATCCTAAGGCGATGGGCAATCCTAATTTTGTCATCACGTCCGATATTGTCGCAAAACAGAACAAGATATTCGACCTGAATAGGGATTTGGATATTACGGTAAAGGAAATCGAAACGGCATTAAGAAACAGCATGCCTGAAAAGTATAAAAAATATTATGTATGAAAAAATACTGTTCTATTTGGCTGAAAGGAGCAAATGGTACGCACTCGCCAAGTCTGTGTTTCGTGGTTGATGACTAATTGAGCGATAGCTTTTTTGTTTAGATTATTTTCATTATATTCGCACTAAGAAATATGAAATATTACATTTACATAGGCATTATTTTAATCGCTTTTGCGGGCGGATTTTTCCTCGGTAGGGGAAAGGTCAAGACTTCCGTAAAAACAGAATACGTCAAGGGAGAAACGGTCGTAAGACCCGTTAAGATACCATACCCTGCTACTGTATATATCCCATCTGTTTACTTTCTCCCGACAAAAAGTGACACGCTCTATTTAGACGGAGAGCCATACCAGATTCAGACCGTAGACACAGCTAAGATAATAGAAGAGTACATAACTCAAAACACCTACGAGTTCAATGCTTTTGACGACGACAACGGGAAGCTGGACATAAATCAGACCATTCAGTACAATAGGCTACAATCATTTGACTACTCATTCACACCTATACACAAGAACACAATTATTACCAGGAAGAACCTGTTTGAACCATTTGGCTCTGTCGGCTACACCACCTTCAACCAAGTGTCATTTGGAGGAGGGTTCTTTTTAAACAACATCGGACTTGAATACAACTACATCATAGGAAATGTTTCGGGTCACGGGTTATCGGTTAAACTAAAATTCTAAAGAATGAACAAGAAAGAGACGCTGAACGATGAAGAGATGATATTCATTGCCTCCGTACGTGGGCACAACATCGACAGCTATAACAAGAGAAAGGGAACAAACAAGTATAGGGTCAGGATAAACGACCGAGAGCGAGAGATGCTGAACAACCAACGCTCCATGCAAGAACACATCATGGCTCTAAAGACAGACAAAAGCAAGTGCCCTAAGATTCTCATCTTCGACATAGAGACATCTCCTATGGCTTCATACACGTGGGGCAGATGGAAACAGAATGTCTCATTAGACCAAACAATCTCAGAATGGTTCATGCTGTCATGGAGCGCCAAGTGGCTTAATAATCCGAATATGATGAGTGATGCAATAACACCAGAAGAGGTATCAAGGGAAGACGACGCAAGGATTACGAGGTCTATATGGCATCTACTTAATGAGGCAGACATCATCATTGCCCACAACGGGGTTAAATTCGACACCCCCAAGTTAAACAGTAGGTTTATCATAAACGGGCTGATGCCCCCAACTCCTTATAGGCAGATAGACACCCTTCAAGTAGCAAGGAAAGAGTTCGGGTTTTCATCCAACAAACTTGACGCTCTTGCGGGGTACTTCGGCATAGAGCACAAGAGCGACACCAACTTCAACCTATGGAAGCGATGCCTTGCAGGGGAACAAGAAGCTCTTGACTACATGGAAGCGTACAACATGAAAGATGTTGAAATTCTCGAACAGGTGTATTTGAAATTGAGACCCTGGATTAAGAACCATCCTAATATCTCTCTATATCTCGAAAACGAAGACGAGACGTGCCCTCATTGCGGGTCTACTAACATTGCCGACACTGGCACTTTCTCATACACCAATGTGTCTAAATTCTCCAACGTGAGATGTCTTGACTGTGGTGGCATGGCACGAAGGAGAACGTCGGATTATCCGAAAGAGAAACGCAAATCACTCGTCGTATCAGTATAATTTCTTTTTTTTTGTTATCCTTTGGGGCGGTCTTTCGGGGCTGCCCCTTTTTTGTCACAAATATATCCTACTTTTGTGACACATCATATAATATGGATAACAGGCAAAGAAGCAGTACGGAGCAATTTAAGCAGTTCTGATGGACTTTCCACTCTTGTGCGAACCCTCGTACCATTTGAGCATCAAAGTGGCTCAAATCGCCTTAAAATTCTATTAAACGACGGTATTCGGCTATATGTTCATTACACTTGTCGATGATGAAGCCATTCTTAATATACCCATAATCTAATCAATTTAGCATTGTTGATAACTTTTTACAGCAAAGTCTTGCATAATTCAAATTTAATTTGTATATTTGTGTTGCATTATTCGAGAAGAGCGAATATACTGAATGACATAAAGGCTGGTAGCAATACCGATACCCTATTAAGATGCTCTTCTCATCTTGGTAGGGTTGCCTTTTTTTTACAAGACTCGGGTCGCAGCTAAGGGAGAAGCAACCATTCGGACGATTCCGTTTTATATACCACCTCGAAGACCGAGGCGTAACAGC